CCCAAATTCCAAGCGGGATTTACATATATATTTTCATTTGGTTGAATATACATTAATTTTTTATGTGCTGGAAATTGCGGTTTATTCTTCCAATCATTATCAATCAATATAACTTCAAAGATATTATCACATGAGTAATAACTTTCTAATAATTCATCAATACAATCCGATTTCCAAATAGTTGGAATTACAACTGAAAATTGGTTATTTAGATATTGACTCATAATAACTATTTTGTCTTTCTTGTCTACTAATTTCTTTTATGTGTTTGATACAATATACTTCTTCCGTTGGAAGACTAGTATAATTTTTTGCACCAACTATTCTTTCGTGAACTTTACCAGACCATTCTATATCTGCCTTATTTTTATATATTCTGCCCTGAAAGTCGGGAAAATTTATCCAACCTTTTTCATTGACTTGCCATCTCCATTTTTGAATATGTTCTTCAGTAATTCCGTTTACTATATTAATACGAGGAACAAAAAATAGGTCTATGTTAGGATTTGATTCTAATATGTCAGGCAAATTGAACATTAGGTTTTCATTAATCATTTCATCAGCATCTAATTGATATATCCATTCGTTTTTACAATGCATATTCAATCGGTTTTTAGCTTCTGCAAAATTCTCGGTGAAAAAGTTACGCCAAGTCTGAACATTAGGGAGTATGTTAAACTCAAGTAGATAATCTAATACTTCTCTGGTTCCATTTTTCTCATCAAATAGAATCACAATCTCATCATGTATTTGCTTATGCTTGATTAAAAATGGAATGAGTCTTTTTATTTCTTCCAACTCATTACAAACCGTAACTGCGTAACTTATTGTTGCCATATTATGTGTGGGTAATATACCAATCCGGTTCACCTGTTACCGTTGCTATAGTAACAACTTCACCATCTTCCTTTATTTCATATTCTCCTTCAAACTCTTCTATTTGGACAGAGTCCAATTTTTGTTTTACTGATTCCCACTGTTTGGGAGTAACATTATAGGGGTTTGCTGCTTCAGCAAAGCCTCTTAACCATATAACAAATTCTTCCGCTGTCATACTATCTGTTTTTAACTTGTGATTTATTACTAATATCGGTTGCTTGCTTATTAGCGGGTGTTAATTCGGTTTCATCCATATCTAATTCAAAAATTTGCTTGATTCCACTTAATTTATAGGTTCTATAACCTTTATCTACAACACCCGGAGAATGAACTACTTTTTTATTGTACAAAGCACGAGAATCTCCCTTAACTTCAATCAAATCTGTTTTAGTATTTACAAACTTAGCAAAAAATCGTTTTACTTTCTCAGGTTTTATTTCCGATATTTTTACGGCATGTACTATATCTTTCTTTTTGGAAACATAAAGAGTAAAGATTATTGGAGCAAGTATATCACTATATGTGGTTTCGTTACCATCTACATCCTGATATTTTCTTATACGATAGAATTTTGCTCTTACCATATCGGTAGATGGCGATTTGACGCGTTTTTTATCTAATACAAATTTGTTGTACTTTATATTATTTTTTCTAGCGTCACTATCAAAATACTCTTCTTCAGCCATATTTACTCAGTTTTATTTAACATTTTAAGTTTTGGTAATTGTACCTGCTGAAACTTTGGTTGAACTTTATTATAGACATCATATTTAGTTAATACTTCGTCTATCTTTTCTGTCATTTTTTCTATTGTAAAATTAGAAGAATTATATTCACCTAATTTTTTAGACTCCGTAGTATATTTCTCATAGTTTTTGTAAACATCTTTAATAAGTGGTAATGCTTTTGATATATTTACATTGAACCATTTAGAACCTTGTATTAGAAATTGGTCAGCAGCAGATTCATGTACTTCTTTTAAGTCTCCTTCTAGTAAAACTGCTCCTTCTTTTAAGAAATCCAAATGACCACTCCATCCGCTTACAACTATCGGCTTACCTGTTAGGGAAAATTCTAATATAGGTCTGCCAAATCCTTCTCCTTTAGTAAAGTTTAACATCGCTTTTACTTTAGGATGTCTATACAAGCTATTCATTTCTGTATCAGATAAATCACCATGCAATAAATATATGGATATAGACCCAATATCAGTACCCATAGCTTCTTTTATTTTACCGACAATATATTCCCTGTCTCTTACACTAAAAGTAGCTGATGATGTCTTTAGTATTATAGCCGGTTTTACTTTTTCATTTTTAAAAGCCATAGCAGCTGTCTTTAACATCATTCCTATATTCTTTCTATCTTCTCCGAAAGAACCACGTAACCAATGTCCAACAAAAAGAAAACAAAAATCTTCTTTTATAGAATCAATTTCATCTATTGATACTATGTTTGAAGAGTTAAATATAGTTTCATTATATCCTTCAAACACAACTTCCATTGGCTTTTCTAAATTGTGTGTTTTTATTACACGCTTTGTATCTTTTTCTGTTTCATGATATGTCACGCCTGCTATACTTTTTTTAGAATGTTCAGATGGAACTAATACCAAATCCATTCTATTACAACCAAACAACCAGTCTGGTGCACAATTTGTTGTTTCTATACCTGCTGTAATTCCTATGTTGTAATTTCCTACGGGTTGGAATTCATTTGGAACACTAACTTGTACGAATACATCCGGCTTTTCAGAAAGATTACCTATTATATGCTCAAACATCCATCTATGAAACTCATTTTCATAACGAAGCGCATCCATAGGAGTATTACCCCATTTGGTACTTATAATTTTAATATCAAATTTATCTAATTGTTTAAGTGAATATAAAATGTCTCTTGAGTGGTCACCATATCCACTACGAGTTGCTATTGGTGCTTGAAATACTAATGTTGGTTTATTCATAACGATATTAATTCATATTTTTTACGAGGTTTCCAATTTTGGATTGCATTTTCTACTCCATCTATTAAAGATTGACACATAAAAGAATGATTTAGATTACCATCACCAATCATCCACTCCCTTCCTTTTATACCTGCCTCTTTTCTTTTTTCTTTTCCAATTTCATACCAATACTTTAAATGAGGAACTATTTCTTCATAGTCAATTCTGTCATCAAAAATATATGGAGTAGGAACTGAACCAACTGCCGAACGAACTGGCCAAATCGGTGTTACCCATTCTCCCCATGTTACTTTTTGTTGCCAATCTTTTTTGTGAAGAGAACCTATGTTTACATAATCTTCTGAAGTAAATAATTTACCCGTTTCCTTATCACGAAAACCACACTGATCTTGTAATCCACCTGTAACATTTACAATAATCGGCGTCCCTGCCATAACTGATTCTGCTGTAGCTAGTCCAAATCCTTCATTTGATGCAACATTAATAGTAACATCGGCTAAATTATACAACCAATTTACTTCATTATCGCTCATTCTTGCTTTTGTGAAAATTATATTTGATTCTGGAGCTAAATGCTCTACTACCTTATATAGGTCAGTACCATTTTCATCAATAGGCTGAGTATGCATTAAGTAGCAAACTTTATCTTGCTGTTCTTTTGGTAGAGATTTTCTAAACTCATCAAATGCAATTATAGTTTCTATTGGTTGCTTTCTTCTGATGTTTCTATTATTCCAGAATACAACAAAATCGTATTTCTTATCACCCAATACAGCCTGTTTGAATTCATTAGGAACTATTGATGGTTTATATATTTCCGAATTTATACCATGTGGTACATAGGTAACTTGCCAATCTTTTGGATGCTTCCAATGTTTTTCTTTATCCCAATTCCATACTCTTTTTGTAATACCATATGTCTGCTTTGAAATACATCCAATCCAATCACAACTTTCATAATAATCACGATTGTATTTGGGGTCTGGTAGGTCATCCCATATATGGTAAAACAAAAGTGGAACAGATTGACGAATTTCGTGTTCAATATCATACAACCAAATCCAATAACGAGGGTCAGTAAAGTGTAAAATGGCATCCGGTCTTTCCATCATAAGAATTTGCCTAATGATATCTGGATTTCCATATCCTTCCGATGGTATTAATTTTACGCTAGCATCTTGTACACCGGTTACTTTTCTAACATCATCGGATACATCAAATATCTTACCTTTATCCGGATGTGTTATTGCTGCTCCAAGTTGAATCCAATCATATTTGTGAACTGTACCTAATACCAATTGTTTAGATACTGTTGCTACCCCACTTGACATTCTGAGGTCATCTGATAATAACAATATTTTTTTCTTTGCCATATAGTTTAAAATTGTGAACCGCTTATTTGTAACTCTGCATATTTGTCTACTCTTTCTCTGAACTCCGAATCCTTAATATACAAATCTAAACTTCTATTTACAACTTTCTGTAAATTTATTTCAGTATCAATAGATAATTTCTTGAAGGATGAGTATACCGTCTTTAGAATTTTTACGGTTGTCAGTTTTGTGTTGTCTTCATTTGCCATAACTTATATAGTTTATACATATATAAGTATATACAAATTTATTTTCCATCACAATGTTTACCATAAAATTCGCACCATTCACAAAGTTTTGATGGATTTTTTCGGTATTCAATATCAGTTCTATATTTACCCTCTTTATCAAAGACTTCGTTTATGAAAGATTGAAATCCGGCCCATGCTTTGTTGATAGATGGTTTACCATTAGCCGGAATATGCTTTGAAATACGAGGTGGTGGATATTCCACATTCTCATTTATCTTTCTCTTCAGAATAATAAACTCAACATCTATCTGGTCCTCTGATATATTGAGAAACTCTGCATAGAATTTCTTATATAGAAGTATTTGTGCATTCTTTACCGGATCTTTCTTTTGATAATCAGACCACCCTTTCGTTGAGGTTTTGAAATCTATAATCCGATAACGATTATAGTAATTGTTTTTAACAACAAGGTCAATGAAGCCGGTAAAGTTTATATTGTCAGCCACCTTTATATTAAGCGGTTGCTCTATCGCAATCAATTCATCTTCTTTGAGTGTGAAAAACTTATTGAAGTTTTTTGATTTCTGAAAGTAATCAACAATTAGATTACCATCTTCCAAAAACTCAACCAATTCTTCTTTTGTACAAATCTGATTTTTACCACCATCGGATTCCTTTAGATATATCTCACGCATCTTATGTTTCAGAACATCTTTTGGTGAGAAAGTTTTGTCAGCCTGAGATTTGGAAACACGTAGGCATATGTCAAGATATTGCTGAAGTGTTTCATGTACAGCCGAACCAAATATAGTGTGAATACTAGATGACGATTCTGATAAGTCATCTATATACGATAGTTTATATTGATACGGACAAGCACTCCACATTGAGTATTGTGAGAATGAAACTCGTGCCATTAGATTTTCAATTTCAATTTTGTAATTTCTTTCTTCGGTGTACCATATAGTTCACATAGGTCTTTTATTGCTTGCCGACCTTCGTGAGTCGCATAAAGTATTTCCGCATATTCTTTTGCTTCTTTTTCTGAACAGAGATAATCTTTCTTAATCAAGTCCAAAAGGAATTGCTCATACTTATCCTCGCCTCTTCCTTTGATATATTTTGTATAGTGCCTTCCTTTAGGAATTACACCGATATACAATTTGTAAAGTTCACGAGGAGAAAGTGTTTGAGAAAGTGGGAGTAACTCTGCAATTAGTTCAATCCATTCAACCTTCATTGAAAGGAAACGATTAATCATAAAGTTACTCCAACTCTTTACATCTTCGTCCGATAACTTATCAAAGTATTTAGGGTCTTGCTCAGCCGTTATCGCATTTAGATGGTCAAAAAGTTTCTTACTCATTTGGATTTTGAATCAGGGATTTCTTTTCTTCGGTAGTTGCTTTTCCTTTCAGTTCTTCCGGCAGTAACTCTTGTAAAGGTTTACCGCAAGCAGTACATAGATACAACTCAATCGGAAGTAGAGAATCTTTTGGTGCACCGGTCAATAGTCTTGATACTTTCTTAAATCGGAAGCCGGGCATAAAAATAACACCACCACATTCGCAAGAAATATCTCTCGTATCTTTTAGTGAAAAATTCAATGCAGGTCCCGTATTTTGTTTATCGTTTGTCATTTTATAATGTTTAGTATTTGAATAATAGTTGCCATGAACACAATTTCTTTGTCCACAACCAACGCATCCTTACTCACACCATCTGCGATTGTAAGAATTACATTTGCTGTATTACCGGTTGCGTATTCATCAACCTTGTCGTAAAGCATCGTATACATTTCCGAATAGTCATTCAACTTATTGTCCGCAACTGCCTGACGAATGTTGATGAAGGTGTTTCGTTTTTCATCCTTTGCTTTCAGTAGTTCAATCAGTTTCGT